GTTTTTTCGATCTCACCAGCACGATGTGCCGGGCGAATTTTTGTTCCCACTGGACCTGGGTGAACACCTTCCCTTCGGATTCCCAGTACGACGCGAACTCTGCGAATTCCGTAGCCAAGTAATCAGGTTCTGGCAAAGCTATCCCCCACATACCTGCACGCTGGCGAAAGTCTCTTGATGGCAACCAAGCGCCGGTCATCGTGAATTTGCCGATCGGCTCATCCAGACCTTCGAGATATCTTGGCTCTTGTGTCGTTAAGGCTGGCTGAACAATTTTTTTCACTTCGGATTCGCTAAGAGAGGGGGTTATTCCTTTCCCTTCCGTATCCGTATCCGTATCCGTCAGTGAGCCCTCATTGATGACTCCTTGAGGACTCACTGAGCCCTCACTAATTCCTCCTTCGTTTTTTCCCTCCGGCTCAGTGAGTGCGAGCGGCGAAGGTATCTTTGTCGCTGATGGGCGATTGATTTTCTGATGCTTGGAAAAACCTTTGATGCACAGGTAATCACTTCCATTCACTGAATACTCAGTGAGTAATCCATGAGTAATCAGTTCACAGATGAGCGGCTCACAGTCGATGCTGTCTGCCGGGAAAATCTGCATCTTGATCCGCTTTGGTGAACGCTCCAGGCAGCCCAAGTCATTTGCGAAATTGAACAACCCGATAAACAGCAAGCGCGCTGGAATCGAACACTCCACCACTTTCTCATCTGTCCAGAATTCAGGTTTCACTGTTCTGATACGGGCCATCTAAATCCTCGTATTAACCAGCAAAGCTGGTAGTCATTGGTCAAAACTCGATTACAAAAACTGTGGCGCTACGGCGCCGATACTCGCCAGTAGTGGTCCCGCCGTGTCGGATGGCAAAAGGCTGAACAAAGCAATTGCTGCTTCTCGTATCTCTTTCTCCAGTTTTTGCAACGGGGCACCAAGAAGCTTCGCCTGGTGAGCCTCACTACATTCTTTCATTGCGTTAGCCACCAGCTCAGCTTCTGTCTTGCCCTGACGAAGACCATGCTTGCGCGCTATCTCAATCGGCATTGCCAGGCTGATCGCAGTAGCAAGCTGCATGACATAAGCCGTGTATTTGCTGGAGCTGTTCTCATTTTTCAGATAGCGATAGAGGTTTTGCTTATTCACGGTGATTCCACGACCGCCCTCTTTAGCCCACTGTTCTGCCACCAGCTGCACAATACGATCTTGCGACTGACCAGGTAACGTAGCCTCCCATTCCTGAACTGCTGCCCAGATCTCGCGGTGCTTAATAGAGTCGCGACGACGAGATACATTCTGATTTTTGGTTTTCAGAGCAACAGAGTTCTTACGGTTAAGACGTTCAAAAGTTATGGTTTGCATGGGTCATCACCTTGTTCATCACTTTTTGGCGGGAAAACACTATCCAATGTGCATTCCGAACCGAGTTGATTGAATTTCTCAACGATGAGCCTGCAGTCGTCGAGAGTTGGCTTTCTCGTTCCATTTTCGTAATTCGAAATGCGCGATTGTCGCCAACCGAACAAAGAAGCCAGTTGGTCTTGGGTAAGTCCGAGAGATTGCCTCTCTTTCGCGATGTTGTTCATTGCCACCTCATGATAGATGCGATGAGGATATTAAACACGCTGCGTGTTTGATTGTCAACACAGCTTGTTTTTTGAGAGATAACACGCAACGTGGTAAAACGTCTTTATGAATACGAATGAT